GACTCCACGGTCGAGCCCGACCGCGAGGCCGAGAAGCAGTCGACCAACGAGTTCATCACGGCGGTTACGCAGTTCCTACAGGCGGGCGGCACGGTCTCGCAGCAGAGCCCTGCGCTCGTCCCGATGATGATGGAAATGCTCAAGTACATGGTTCGCCGCTACGACCAAAGCGCGGCGCTCGAAGAAGTGATCGAGCAGACCGCGCAGCGTGTCACGCAGCAGGCCATGAACCCGCAGCCGCCGCAGCCGAGCCCGGACAAACAGCTCGACGCGCAGACCAAGCTCAAGCAGACCATGTTGGATAACAAGGCGAGCCTCCAAGAGAAGATGATCGAGGTGCGCTCCGAATCCGACAGACAGCGTTTGCAGGCTCAGGTCGATCTAATCGACACGATGATGGGAGTCGCAGCATGACCGTCAGGAGTTGGGTACAAATCGACGGCGAGCTAGTGCCTAAGCACCTTGCGCCGTCCAATGAGCGCCCCGGCGCGACCGGGCCGAACATCATTGTCGACTCAATAGACCCTTTCCAGTCTCAGGCAGACGGGAAGGTCTACACGTCGAAGTCAGCCTATCGCCGCGAGCTGAAAGCGCGCGGCTACCGCGAGGTTGGCAACGACCGTATCTCGAAGCCGGCGACCAAGCCCGCAGACGGCGACGTTCGCCGGGACATCGAGCAGGCCATCGAAGGCGCGGCCTGATACCTGTCTCGCCTACCTGAGCAGGTCGAGCATCCGAGCCCCTGTCACGGAGACGTGGCGGGGGCTCAGTCATTTCTGATACCGCAGGAGTTCTGAATGGAACCCGAACCCCGAGGCGCCCGCAACGACGAAGGGCAAGCCGAGGACGAAGAACAGAGCCTCGAAGACATCCTTCGCGAAGCGTTCGACGAAGCCAGCGACGAGGCCGGCGACGACGAGCCCGAAAGCGAAGCCAGCGACGAGGGCGGCGAAGAACCCGAGGAACACGACGAGGAAGCCGACAGCGGCGACGAGAGCGATTCCGAGGAAGAAGCCGACGACGAGGGCGAGGAACACGACGCGGACGACGAGAGCGGCGCACAGGACGCCGACGAAGACGACGAGCCAGCCGGCCCGCCCGAGCATTGGTCGAGCGACGACAAGAAGGCGTACAACGACCTGCCCGACGAGGCCAAGCCGCTCTACATGGACAAGGTCAAGTCGCTCGAACGCGGGTACAACGAAAAGTTCGAGGAAATGGCCGATCAGCGCAAGGCAGCCGAAGCCTACGACGAGGCGCTGAAACCGCTCGACCCGGTACTGCAACAGGCCGGGATGCAGCGCACCGACTGGATTCGGAACGCGATGCAGGTCGAGCAGGTGCTACAGAGCAACCCGCAGGCCGCGATTCAGCACCTTGCGCAGACCTACAACGTCGATCTGAGTCAGCTCTCCGGCGACGGCTCGGGAGGTGACGACGACGAGGATTATCTCGACCCGCGCGCTCAGAAGGAGATCGAGCGCCTGCGCGGCGAGGTCAACCGCCTGTCGTCGACGCAACAGCAGGTACAGCAGCGCGAACAACAGCAGCACCAGACGCAGGTGCAGACGCAAATCAACGACTTCGCCAACGCCACGGACGGCGACGGCAACCTGAGCCACCCGCACTTCGAGACTGTGCGGTCGGACATGGGCCGTCTAATGAACGCGGGCATGGCAAACACGATGGACGAGGCTTATCAGAAGGCCGTCCAGATGAACCCGGAACTCGAATCTCAGCCCAAGTCCAGCGAGCCCAAGGAGACGGGGCGCAAGACGGGCGAACAGAGCGGCCGGGATCGCGCGCGGAAGGCAAAGCGCGCATCACGGAAAGCCCCGAGGCGCAAGAGCAAATCAGCGACGAAGGACGAGGGCGATATGAGCCTTCGCGACTCGCTGAGCGCCGCATGGGACGAGAACATCGAGGAATAAAGGAGAAACCGCTCTATGGCAGCTCCCAATCTCTCCGAGATCGTCACGACGACTCTCAAGAATCGCCGTCGCAAGCTGGCGGACAACGTACTCGAACATAACCCGCTGCTTCGGTATCTGAACCGCAGCGGCAACGTGGACACCGCCGACGGCGGCGAGTCGCTGGTCGAGGAACTGGAATACGCCGAAAACTCGACGTTCAAGTATTACAGCGGCTACGAGGCGCTGGACATCACCCCGAGCGAGGTGTTCACCGCCGCCGAGTTCGACTGGAAGCAGGCCGCCGTGTCTGTCTCCATTTCGGGCCTCGAAATGCGCAAGAACTCGGGCCGCGAGCGCATGATCCGGCTGCTTGAGCGCCGCATCAAGAACGCCGAAAAGACCATGAAGAACCGGATGTCGAAGGGCATCTATTCGGACGGCTCGGCGGACGGCGGCAAGCAGATCGGCGGCTTGCAGCTTCTCGTGGCCGACGACCCGACCACGGGCGTTGTCGGCGGCATCGACCGCTCGGCGCACGAGTTCTGGCGCAACGTCGCGTTCGATGCGAACGCGGACGGCGGCGCGCCGGCCGACGAGACGAACATTCAGGGCTACATGCAGCAGGTATGGCTTGATCTGGTGCGTGGTGACGACAAGCCGTCGATCATCATGGCCGATCCGCTGTACTTCTCGCACTACTGGAACTCGCTGCTCGAAATCCAGCGCATTACCGGCGCCGAGGACGGCGAGAGCGGCTTCGAGTCGCTGACCTTCCGTGGCCCCGGTGGCTCGGCTCGCGTCTACCACGACCACGATGCGCCCGCCAATCACATGTACTTCCTCGACACGGATTACATCTTCTGGCGCCCGCATCGCGACGCGAACATGACGCCGCTGGAAACCCGGAACTCCATCAATCAGGACGCGATGGTTCGGCCGCTGATCTGGATGGGGAACATGACCCTGTCCAACGCCAGCCAGCAGGGCGTTCTGTTCGAGTAAAGGTAGCCCGCTGAGCAAGCGGTCTCACGACGGGGCGAGAATCTGACTCGCCCCGTCTCTCTCGTCTAATTAGACAAAGGAGACAGATTATGAGTGGTGGCACTCACACTATCGGCGTGGATACCGGCAAAGCGTATGACACGCCCGAGTTCGCGCTCGGCTTCGCCGTCGATACCGACGACGGCTCCGAGTACGTTTACGTGCAGGCGGACACCGACGTTCCCGCCAACGGCTTCGTCCAGATCGACGAGACGCACAACGCTACCGCGCTGACCAGCTCGGCAGCAGTCTATGGCTCGGCTGTCGGCATCGCCGATACAGCGCTCGCCGAAGGCCAGTATGGATTCGTGGCCCGCAAGGGCCATGTTCCGGGCCTCGTGACGGCAGGCGCCGTTGCGGACAACGATCTCTACACGTCGAGCGAGGCCGGCGCCTTGACGGACGCGACGGAGGCCGGCACGACGCAACTCATTCGTGGCCTTGTGCCGAAAGAAGCGGGCGGCGGCGAGACTGGCCCAGTCACGATGTCGATCGCCTATCCCTCCATCAGCTACGCCTCGTAAAGCAGCGACGAGCTGAACGCCGGGGCCATGCGCCCCGGCACCTTCCCTCCAACACCAGACCCACGAGGCATCAATGCAAGACCACGATTGGCACAGCATCGCAGAAGGCAAGAGCGACGATGGGTGCATTCCGCAGTTCTACATGCGAGCGGTCGAGGCCAAGGCGCAGAGTCGAATCGAGGGGCGCCCGATCTACGTTGACAAGCCCTACGTCAAGATTCTCATTCCCGGTCAGAAAAACAGCGTGCCGGATCGCCCGGTTCGTCCCGACGACAAGCATCGCTGGCCGCAGCAGTGGTCGCGCTTCGAACAGTCGCGCGAGCAGGTGCAGGGCACGCCTATCGAGGAATGGCCGTATCTCGGTCAGGCCCGCGTCGCCGAGCTGCGCGCACTCAATATCCGCACGGTCGAGCAGATCGCCGAGCTACCGGACGGCAGCGTTACCAAGCTCGGGCCGGACGGCCGTGATCTCGTGGAGCGCGCCAAGAATCACCTACAGGGCGACGACGAGACGATCAAGGCGTTGCGCTCCGAGCTGGAACAGCTCGAAAGCGAGCACGAACAGCTCAAGCGCGACCATGAATCGCTCAAGGCGCTGTGCGCCGATCAGGGCGTCGACCTGAATCAGTCCAAGGGAGGCGGCAAGAACCGCAAGAAATAGCCTATGAGCTTGCTGACCGTCGCGCAGAACGTCGCCCGCGAGGCGGGCGTCGAAGTGCCCGGTCAGGTCTTTGGTCAGGTGAACGACGAGATCGCTTCGCGGTTGCTGGCGCTGACCCGCCGAGAGGGTCGGCGTCTCGCCCGCGAGCACGATTGGGTGGTACTGCGCCGACAGGCGCAGATCGCCGCGCGTGCCGGCGTCGAGTCGTACAGCCTGCCGAACGACTATGACCGGATTTTGGATCAGACTGCGTGGGATCGCAGCAACGACAATCCCCTATGGGGGCCGCTCACACCTTCGCAGTGGCAGTTTCGCCGCTCGGGCACGGTTGTACGTTCGCAGTTCAACCGGAGCTTTCGCATCATGGCATCCGGGGCGCAGAAGGCGCTCTATGTCGACCCCGTTCCCGATAGCGTCGACAGCCTCGTATTTGAGTATGTCTCGTCTAATTGGGTGGTCTCGCCGGGCGGCGATCTACAAGACGACTTCGCCAGTGACGACGACGAGACGATCTTAGACGAGGAATTGCTCGAACTCGGCGTGTTATGGCGCTTCCTAAGCCGCGTCGGCCTGTCCTATGTCGAGGAAAAGGCCGAGTACGAACACGCCCTTGAACGCGCCAAGGCGCGAGACGGCGGCAACCCCGCAATCAGCCTCGCCGCAGACGCCGAGATCATCATGCCGAACATGCCCGAAGGCGGATTCGGCACCGGCAGCGAAGGCAGCGACGACGACAACGACTTCGACTTCCTCGGCCCGTTGGAGTCGATCATCCTCAACATCACAGACGGCCTCGCGGACGCGCTCAACGACTTCCGCGAAGCGTCGAATCAGTCTTTCCGACCCGCACTCCGAAACGCAGGGTAAACCCGTATGCGCAACGCTCGACTCGACCGTGCGCGCGGCCGGAAGTCTCGTGTTGTCACCCGGCCGGCGCCGGTCGGTGGCTGGAACGCGCGAGACACGCTCGACATGATGGACTACCGAGACGCCATCGAACTTATCAACTGGTTTCCCGATCAGACGAGCGTTCGCCTACGCAGCGGGCACCGGCTTTTCTCGGCGGGCTTTGGCGGCACCGTCGAGACACTGGCGGAGTATCACTCCGGCCAGAAGCGCGCACTTATCGCCGCCGGCAATGGATACGTCTACGACGCGGCCGAAGCCGAACCCGAATCGCTCGGTGACGGATTCGCAAACGACCGCTGGCAGGTGGCGAACTTCGGCGGCGAAATGGCGCTGGTCAACGGCACGGACGCGCCGCAGGTCTACGACGGCGAAACGCTGTCCGATATGGACGTTACCGGCCCCACCGACCCGTCTAATCTTGTCGGCGTCACGGTCTACCGCAACCGCTCCTACTTCTGGGAGACGAACAGCCAGAACTTCTGGTATTCCGAGGTTCAGGTACTCGGCAAGACGCTCACGCAGTTCCCGCTGTCCTACGTCGGCCAGTTCGGCGGCAATCTCGTCACTATGGAGACGTGGACGCGAGACAGCGGCGAGGGCGTCGACGATCTTCTCGTGTGTGTCATGTCCAGCGGCGAGATCATCGTGTACTCGGGCGGCGATCCGGGCGCGGATTTCTCCATCGAGGGCGTCTACCAGATCGGCTCGCCGATTGGCCGTCGCTGCGCCGTGAAGTGGGGCGGCGATCTAATCATCATCACGCAAGACGGGTATGTATCCCTGTCCGCCATGCTTCGGCGACGCACCGATAAGCAGGGCGTTCTATCCGACAAGATCAACCTTGCCGTCACCGGCCAGATCGAGGGCACAGGCGATCAATTCGGCTGGCAGCCGATCCTGTACCCGCGCGGCGACATGCTGCTTTTCAACTACCCGGTATCGAGCGGGCAGTTCGAACAGCACGTCTTGAACATCAAGACCGGCGCATGGACGAAGTTTCGCGGTCTCGACGGTTCGGCATGGGCGATCTACGACGACCGCCTGTACTTCGGCGGCGACGGCGGCGTGTACGAGGCAATGCAGGGCTTTTCGGATGACGGCGCCAATATCCGGGCGCTCGGTCGAACGGCCTTCGACTATCTCGGCTTGCGCGGCCAGCGTAAGCGCGTTGTCGGTTGCCGTCTCGTCACCGCACTGGACGGCAGCGTTCCCAATACCGTGACCGTGAGCAACGACTTCAAAGAGAAGATCACGCCGCAGTCGTCGAACAGCCTGCAATCGAGTCAGGCGTCTTGGGATACCGCCGAATGGGACGAGGCCGCATGGGCGGGCGCACCGAGCCCGAGCGGGCAATGGCGTATCCGCAGCGGCCTTGGCTACAACTTCTCTATCGACTTCCGCGTCATCGCGAACGGCCAGAACGCCGAGTGGTTTTCGACGGCGTACCTGTTCGAGCCAGCGGGCCTCCTATGATCCAAGCACCACGCACCCCCGACGAGCACCGCGACTTCTGCGCGTTCGCCTCAGACGCCATAGGCGCCCCGGTCAATCCCGAGGGCGTCGCGACCATTGGCATCAGGCGAGACAAGGAGATCGCAGCGGTAGCCGTCTATCACCACTACGACGGGCACGGCGTTGAGCTGGCGCTCGGCTCCACGACGCCCCGATGGGCGACGCCGCACGCCATATCCGCCGTGCTCACGTTCCCGTTCATTCACTTGGGCGTGCAGCGCCTATCCGCACAGTGCCGCCTGTCTAACAAGCGGTCTCAGCGTCTAATGAAAGGCGTTGGATTCATGCGCGAGGGCAAGCTGCATTGCTTCTACCCCGACAACGGCCATGCCGTGATCTTCGGCATGACGAGACCCTACTTTCTAAGGAGCAAATGGCATGGGTATGGAGGAAGTGGCCGGCGGTCTAGTCGGCGGTGAGATGATGGATAGCGGCGCCAGCGCGCCGTCGTATCCCGATCCACAGGAACTCATGCGTCAGCAGTTCCGATACAACCGGATCAACACCACGACGCCCTTCGGCCAAATCAACTACGAAATGCCGGAGGACGGAGGTAACGCCAGCGCATCGGTTGAGCTATCGCCCGAGCAGCAGGCGATTCTCAATAACCAGATGGCGGCGCGGCAGAGCTTGTCGCAGCAGCTCGCGAGCGAGGTCGGCGGCATCGACGTGGGCGGTCAGCTCGACCTGTCGGATATGCCCGAGGTCAACTACGACCGCAGCGCGGCACGACAGGAAGCACAGAACGCCGTCTACGACAACGCCATGTCGCAGATGCAGCCGCAATGGGAGCGCCAGCAGGACGAGCTGTATCAGACGCTCGCAGATCGCGGTCTCCCGGCCGGCTCCGAGGCGTTCAACTCGGCCATGTCGCAGTTCAACGAGGATCGCAACCGCTCCATGCAGCAGGCCGCGTATCAGTCGGTACAGGCCGGCAATCAGGCGGCATCGAGCGAGCTGCAAAACGAACTCGCCGCGCGCCAGCAGGGCGTCAGCGAGGCCGTGACACGGCGGCAGGTTCCGTTCAATGAGCTGCAAGCCGCCCTGTCTAATTCGCAGGTGCAGCAGCCGCAGTCCACGAACGCGACGCCCATTGACGTGCAGGGCGCCTATGGCCCGCAGATCAACGCCAACAACATGCAATACCAGACGCAGCAGGCCAACAAGCGCAACCAGATGAGCGGTCTCGCGAACATCGGCAGCGCGGCGGCTATGGCTGCAATGGGCTCGTCTCGCGACTTCAAGACCGACGACGCGCCGCCCGAGACGATTCTCCGGGCGGTCGAACAGCTCCCGGTTCGCTCGTGGCGCTACAAGCCGCGACATCGAGACGACTTCGGCGAATCGGGCGGCGAACAGCACATCGGCCCGTATGCGGAAGATTTCAATGCGCTGTTCAACGTCGGCGATGGCAAGCGTATCCCGGTGCAGTCCGCCATTGGCGTTTGTCTCCGGTCGATTCAGGAGCTTGCGGCCGAAAACCGCGAGCTGCGCCGTCGCATCGTGAAGATCGAGGCGGCGAACTCCCGACAGTAGGAGGGCAACATGGCAAGCATCGGCGACATGCTCGCTCAGCAGAGCGGGCAGACGCAGTACAGCGCGCAGATGGACATGGGGAACACGCTTATCAGCGGCGGTCAGCGCGCAGCGCAGCGCGCCCGCACGCCCCTTGGCGCCATTGGCAGCATCGCGCAGGCGCTCGCAGGCGCCAAGATGCGCAGTGACGCAATGGCCGATCAGCGCGAGGAAACCGCACAGCGCGCCGACATGGTTCGCAGCCTGTTCGGCGGCGGCGAGTCGCAGCCTGATCCTGGCACCGGGCAGGGCACGACCATCGACCAGACCGGTGTGCAGGCATTCGACACGTCGGGCGGCGGCTCCGGCACGGGCTCGGTCGGCCGCTCATTCGGCCCGGTTCAGCAGCCGCAGCGCACGAACCCGACAGCC